ACTTCCATAGACAGTTAGTAGAAGTGAAAAAGGGTATTCCATGCGATACTTAGTATATTTACGCGTTTCAACGGACAAGCAAGATGAAGAAATGCAAAATCATCATTGCATGAAGTATGTTTCTAGTGTTAACCAGGGTTTTCCAGTCGTCGAGTTCAGGGATCACGACGTTTCAACGCGGTTACCCATTCATAAGCGTCCAGCATTAACCAATATGTTGGACGCTGTTAAACGTGGCGACGTGGTTGTTATCTTCAAGTTGGATCGTCTAAGCCGTGACATTGTAGAGATGGTTAATATTCACCGCATGATCGTCTCAAAGCACGCAAAAGTCTACAGCTTTAGCGAGCCACACATTGAAGACTGGATGCTTGGTATATTCGGTAGCATGGCACAAAAACAACGTGAAACGATCAGCCATAACATCAAGTCCAAGATGGCAGAAAAACGTGCCAAGGGCGAGAGGCTTGGCCGTATACCCTATGGCTTTAAGTTCAAGTGCAAAGGCGAGATCGAAGTGTGTGCAGAAGAAGCTTATCAGCTGGCGTTCATGTATCACTTACGAACGCAACGTTTATACAGCTTTAGAGACATAGCCATGTGGCTTACACAACGTGGCTTATGCAATCGTAAAAATACACCCTGGACGCATGGCGCAACGTCGCGGGTGTATAAGAACTACTTACTGGTAAAAGAAGTCGGGTATAAACTGGCTGACCAGATCCCCGGCATTGGCGCCCAGCTTGTAAACGTGTAGCATGTTCAACAACACTGGGACGCCTATAAGTCTATATTTCTTGTTATAATGTGTGTGTCCAAGGGAACAATGTTGCACCCACCAGTATTGCAACTTGATTCCCAGGACTTCCAACGATTCACTGTACAGTAGATCGTTATCATCAAAATCACCCAACATGTCTGGAATATCATCAACATCGCTAGCTGTGTGTTCGTCATACAAATCCTTGTAGCCTAGGTCGCCATGTATGTTTATATTGCCATCATTAATAACCCATTCGGCAGAGAATTCAACGTCATTATAGTTTTTGTTTAAAAACTGTAAGACTTCTTTAAACGATGCATGTATATAATCTTTCACCAACGATTCACGTGAACGTTCACTGGCTACGCGCAAGCAATGATATTTATCTGGCCCAAATAACTGATCAATTAGATCTTGATTTCCCACGTTCCCTCATAGATTTCGTCCATTGAAACGAGCGCTTGCGTTTCTTGCACGTATATCTCTACACGTGGGGAGTCGGTATAGACTTTGATCGCCGACCCCAGAGACACGCAATTGTCGTCCTTAAATACGATGCCAGACATAACATCCAGATACAATTTTATCAAGTTGTCAACGTCTGGCTTCTTTATATGCTTGTACAACCCTGTGTTGCACATAGCACGTTGACACTTAGGCATACTTTTCGGTATCGACATGCCAAACCAAAACATGACACGTGGATTTTCTGGTTGCTTTCACTGTGTTGGCATCTGTTCTTGCAACAACAAACGCAACTCACGTTTCAACGCTGTTTGTGGATCAAAACACATGGTTTTATTCCCACGTCGGAAGAACCGCATACGCGCCTGCGCTGTGGGTTCTCCTGGTAATATCAACTTTAACATTGTTTTTAATATTCCATTTGTACAAAGTCTCTTACTTTAAGCTTGAACATGATGGGCGTATGTGTTTGTCTGAACAACATAAGCGGGATGCTACGCGCTATTACTCCCTCCATGATCAATGTGGCATCCTCAGCGATATAGCTTTTGGGTTGCGATTTTACGAACTCGACAACTTCGTTCGTAGTCATGACCACTTGATTGATAGTGTGTTCAATGTCAAGGGATTGGGCAATCTCCAATACACTGGGCTTTTGCAACCACCAACCATCAACGACGACGTCGAACAAGATGAAAGACACGTCGGAGCGATAACGTGCTCCACAAGCCTGTATCTTAGGCCCATACCCTTCACCGAACAACACCACGCGTTTTACGTCCTTGAACTGCTCGAGCAGTTTTTCGCGCGTGAACGTTCTTTGCAGGTGTTGCAACAAGCTAATAGGCATCTGCGCGTTATCTGTCCTGCCACCGAATGTAGGGGAAAACGGATCGTCTGGTTCCCAGAAGATACGAACGTTAGTACCATCAACTTTTTCGTCGATAACCCAACGATTAATGCTGGCGAACTCGTCGCAAGCATAGTCCCCTATGATAAAGCTTTGCCTATGTTCTTGCCGCGCTGGTGAACACGTTTTTTTCTCTTCAAAGTACCAACCCTGACGCTTTCATAGGCTATGTATTTTGGGGTACTGCATACTCTAACTCCATTAATCTTAAGTTGTTACGTAAACAATTGAATGCGTTGCACTCTTTTGTTACAAGATTGACTTCGCGTTCAGCATGTGCTAAACGTTTATCATTAACGCCTTCCATGTGTTGTATGTAGTCGTCAATAATTCCCTTGAGAACTTTGTAATTACTTTCTGACATCTTTAGCCTCGGTGATGACATACGCCAGGGCAATCAACCCTAACACTGAAAAAATGAACACTGTGATGCCCCATACCACGATCAAGGGTGAAAACACCAACCACCAAGATATGTTAATCACAGACGTTAATTGCAGAACGATCAAGATGATCGTTGCCAACATTGGTAAAGATATCTTCATTAAAATGGTATCTCGTCGTTGTCTTTGATGGCATCTTCCGCAACCAAGTCGCCATGTTGATTGATATAATCATCCACCGCTTGCATGATCTGATCACGGAAACGTTTTTCAACACCGTTTTCGTCCCATTCCATCAACTTGGCATACTTGGTTTCACCACCTGCTTCGTATTTACGCGCTGGCATGTTAACCCACCGTGTCATTCCCTTCTGGAAAACAACGATCTCGTGGATTTTCAAACGCCATGGCTTAATATGAACACTAACGCTAGCGAGAACATCACCCTTGTTGATTGGGTTGACATTGTACACTTCTATCATAGAACCTCCATATTTTGATTTTAACGATGTTTTTAACCCATAAGCTACCACCATACAGAACATGCATATATAAGCGATTCTAACCATGTTTCTGTGGGTTTAATCCCTATCTGCGTGATGGTTCATTGCACATCACCATATCTGCCTTTTTCAAACGATCAACAAGCGAGTCGCCACACACCTTGGCCAAGTCGCCAGCCTTCAAGTTTGTCGTTATGATCGTTTTACGTTTAACCCACTGCATCCGCGAGTTGATCATGTCCATGAAGAAAGACATAAAACCATCGGGTGGTTTGCTGAGTGTGCCGAAGTCGTCGATCACGAGCAACTCACACGTGTACACACGTTCAACGAACTGAGAGGTGGGGTCTTTAAACGATGTAACCCACTTATCCATAAGTTGTTTTTGTGTTAAAAACACACATGACGAGCTTCTTCGTGTGTGAAATTCACACAATCCCATGGCGGCGTATGTCTTGCCAGACCCAGGGTTGCCCATCATCAACAACGTTGGACGATCGTTTTTCAAGAAACCCATGATAACACCCAACTTTTCTTTGGGTTGTTTGATCTCTTCATATCGAACGTTGTGATGCCGATCGCCAATGCCGCTTATTTCGCACAGAACAGGCCATGGGAGCGCGCGTTTAATAGTGGTTGGTGTAACCCTATGCTTTTGGTTGTTTTCTTTGCTGGTGGTCACGCAATTGCGTTCTCCACAAAACCACACAACTTCACTGCCACGTTCGGGTGTAACTGGCCATGTTGTATATTTATTACTGCCACACGCCAAACATTGCACGTCAGATGCCAACATTGGTGTGTCTAACTTGCGCCATCCACCAACAACACACACATGGTGCACCATCTTCTCGGTAGCGTTAGGTCTTTCGACCATCGCCGACATCAACTTACCCATTGTGGCCACCCCGCTTGATCAGCTCGTTCAACGTTTTTTCGGCCATGTTGTCATCGCTGGAAGGCAGGAATGTGCGGTATTTGCGTGCAAGTGATTGTTGTTCAATGCCATCAAAACGTTTACGTAGGTATTCGATCGGGTTCTTACTGAGAAGAATCTTGCTAGACCAGCCATTCCAGTCGCCACGTATCTCGTTATCGTTCAACGCCCAACGTAGAACTTCTAGAAATTGGAATAAGGGACGCTTATCTTCAACGATCGTTTTGCGCATCGCTTCATGCCACGTGGTTTTCTTCTTGGGCACGGCAAAGTTAGGTTTGACTTCGCGAATCACTTCAACGACTTGCGATGTTGCTTCTTTGATCTCGATATCGAATGAATCAACACACACACACTCCCCCATTTGGGGGACAGGGGGTATATCTTTACTCTTTAAAGAAGTAGTATCTAATATAATATGTGCAGCGTTTTCTTCGTCGTTTTCTCCCAGTGAACCATGCGGCATTTCCAGAGCCTGGTTTTCCAGAGACGGCGTTTCAGGCTCTGGTGCGTTTTCTTCCACGCCCTGAAATTCAGGTTCTGGTTGTTCGTCCATGTCTATTTTTATCAATTCCATGTCGAATTGCTTATCTTCTGAAAAGTAGTAATACGAACCCGCAAACTGACCTTTAACTTTTCTTTTGAAAACTTTGCAGTAACCTGCTTTTTCAAGCTCTTTGATCAAGTCTCTTGTTTTATCTCTACCAATACCATTTTTTCTTCCCATGTCGACGATGTTGTCGATCCACGTCAATGGAAGGCTTAGTATGTAAATCAACAATGCTCTCGCTATCAAACTTAAACTTAAATCTTGTGGCACCTTACGATACAACTGCATATAAGGATGTTGCGCGTTTCTGGGAGCACGTTTTATGTAAACTTCATCTTTCTTCATCTATTTCCTACTTTCCCCATTGATTTAAATACACCAGCTGATACAATGGGGAGTATCGCTGGTGTTTGTTGTACGTCTATGGCTTGTCGCTATTTCGTATATTGCTCGCTCTTGCGGTTTATAGTCCTCAGTTTAGTGCCCACTCTTCGGAGTGGGCATTGTGTTTTATACCCATTCATTGTGGTGATCCTTACGAGCAATACAGAACGTTTCTAGACATAGATCGTCTTCTGGCACGTTAACAATATCATAACCATTCACTCTAATCATAACGCTGGGTGTCGCATCGCATGATGTGATAAACCCAAGTTGTTCAAGATATTTGAACATAGGCTGGGTTGAAGACAATAAGTTATCTTCGTTTAACCCAAAACAACCTTCATACTTCAGAAAGAACATACACAAGTCCATCCAAAGCTTTGCAGCTGTGTAGTTTGTTCGTGCAATGTTGTTAAAACACTGCGTGCAACAATGTGCAGTTACCATGGCTCATCCAGGGGTTCAACAAGCTCTATTTCGATCGTATGTCCCTTATCTATAAACGTTAACAGAAACATATACGCCAACTTGCGAATGTCGTTCTTGAACATAGTCCATGAACGTGCGCAATGTTCGATAATGTACGATCTAGTGAAAGTTATTTGCGGATTTTCTAAAGAATGTTGAACACACAAGAAGTACGCTGACAATGCGCGTGGAGCCACATCTGCTATACGAGACACCACATATTCGTTAGTATTTATGTATTGATTCACAATCACCTGATGGTTTTTTGTGGATCAAAACATACAACGATCGTATAGTGTAGGCAACTTCCAGGTTCCTTCACGGTTTATACGATCGTGGTTGTATGTTTTGATCCACACAGGTCTAGATGTTTAACAACGTCTAGGCCTTTTTCATTTTAACAGCATATCCCATATCTGTGTCACCAAAAACTTTACTTGATACGAAATTAAAAAAAAGATCTTGCATGTGAGTTGAAAACATGATATTCTAAATTTTAGTTTATAGCAACATCTTGGTGGTTATATGCTCCTAACACCCTACATCTACGACTCTTTACAGTGGTTTGCTGTTGGATATCTGTTAGGAATTCTAACTTGCAGGTAAAGTTATCTCTAATAGCGAAAACATTCAAGCTAAATACACACGGGTAACTGAAGTTTTATACCCATTTAGCGGGTTGACATACATAAAACCCGACATCTTAGCAAACGCCGCAAACCGTGGTACGCGGGTGCATGACATCTGTGAAGGTATTGTGAAAGGGTTAGGTGAGTGGAATGTTACTGATGATATTCGTGGTTATGTTGATTCTTTTAAATTGTGGTGGCAATCCGGACACACCGTATTGGCGTTAGAAAAACGCTTCTATTGCTCTGAGTTGATGATCACTGGCCAAGTCGACATGATAATAAACACACCACAAGGTGCTGTTATTCTAGATCTTAAAACATCTTCCAAGCCCAGTAAAACATGGCCCTTACAGGGGTCGGCATATGCCTACATGGCACGTAAAGATGGGTATGACATCAAAGGCATACACTTCTTGCATCTTGACAAACTGGGTAAACCACCACACTTGTACGTTTACGATGACTGTTTCGAACTTTTTAGTAAGTGCCTTGATATCTATAAACATTTTTTTATTGGTGCTCATGAATACAGAAGAAAGTCCTGAAGAGCAGAAGCGTGTACCATATCAACGTGATTATGGCGATGACATAGAAGATTACGAACGTAAACGAGATAAAGAATGGAACCAGGAATATCAGAACAACCCAATCTACCAGCAATACAGAACACTACGCCACAGACGATAGGCATTCCAACGTCGCAAGAATTGATGGTGTATCAAACGTGGGCAAAGAACGCATTCGACAGCCAAATGTATCGCAACGTTGGCAAAGAGTCGGCAATCATGATGATCATGCTGGCTGCGCGTGAATATGGCATCGGCCCAGCACAAGCGTTGAATGGTGGATTGCACATCATCGAAGGCAAAGTAGAGTTGTCTGCACGTATGATGTCAGCGTTGATACGTAAAGCGCGCCACGTTCTTTCCATTGTTGAAAGCAATGACCATGTATGTACGATCCGTGGAAGACGTGCTGACACAAACGAGATCTTGACAGTGTCGTTTACGATCGACGAAGCACAACGCGCTGGGTTGGTCAAAGACAAGGGTGGATGGAAGAAGTGTCCAACTGACATGTTATACGCCAGAGCTATCTCACGTCTAGCTAGACAGCTTTTTAGTGACGTCATAGGCATTGGGTACGTTGAAGGTGAGATATCGCAACAGACGCCATCTAATGACGTTCCAGAGGCAAGTGCTAACCAAGTGCAAGATCTATACCAACACTTGGGTGGTCATGTAGAACAAATCAATCAATATCTTGATGCCATGTCTAAACATTTCGGGTGGTCAACAAACCAAACAATAGAGATGTGTTGTCAAAACATGGAAAAGACCAAAACACAATACCAAACATGGGTGCAAAAACATGGCAAAGTTGTTGATGTTAACTTTACCCCTACTACTTAGTGGATGTGCAATCACATTCCAAAACATAGATACCCATGGGCCAACGTCTGATCTTATAGACGATATCGTAGAAGCCAACCCAAACGTCGACTTCAGAGCGTGGACGTGATTTGTGGCTTGGATCTATTTAGCGGAATCGGGGGGATGTCAATCGCTCTACGACAGTGGGTTCGACCACTCGCCTACTGCGAGGTCGACAAGTATTGTCAATCTGTCTTGTTATCTCGAATGTTGTGCAAGACTATTACCATGGCACCTATATGGGATGACATCACAACGTTCCCTGTACGAGAACTACCACAAGTTGTTGACATTATATACGCTGGCTTCCCCTGCCAGGACATCAGCATTGCAGGCACTGGAGTCGGCTTGGCAGGCAAGCGAAGTGGGCTTATTTACGAAATACTCAGATTATCCCGAGAGCTTAGACCCACCTTCATATTCTTGGAAAATGTCCCAGCAATTACAACCCGAGGTGGTTTGGTATTGGTCCAAGAGATTACCAAAATGCGGTATGATTGTCGATGGTGTGTTATATCCGCTGCTTCCGTTGGAGCAACACACAAACGAGAACGTTGGTTCTTATTGGCCCACACCAAGAGCGAGCGATTGCAAACGTCAAGACAGCCCCTCAGATCGTCGACGTCACTCGCCCAGTCTAACAACGATGTTAAACATTATACATGGAACGAAGAACCGGAAGATAAACTTGAAATGGTTGGAGTGGATGATGGGTTACGATGTCGGTCACACCGAATTAAAGCCCTTGGCAATGCAGTGGTACCATTCCAGGCAAAAGAAGCGTTCAGATTGTTGATGGGTTTGCAATAAAAAACCCCGTGCTAACCCTATGTTAGAACGGGGGACACAAACACACTCTAATAACGTTCTTTCTTAGGTGGTTTACGTGGTAATTTTGCACTTGGCTTTGCGCCTTGTGTAAAGCTTGTTTCACCTGTGTCGGTTTTGGCTTTCGGTACTTTTGTCTTCAGCACTTTACCATCTTGTTTTATCTTCATTACTTACGCCTCATGCTTTTTAAGGTTTCAGCCAACCTTGCACGTCGACCTTCTACGCCTGGCTTAGTTGCTGCTTTTGCTAGTGTTTTGGCTGGTATATTCTTTCCAGCTGGAACATGCAACTGTTTTCTTAACGAGCCAGGTTTGCTAATGGCGTCAGCAATCCAGTTTTTCTTCTTGTCCATTATTTTCTCTTCTTCTTTTTATCTGCCACGTTGTACGCGATTGCTACCGCTTGTTTTTGTGGCTTACCTGCTTTCATTTCAGCTTTGATATTGTGGCCAAACCCTTTTGGTGATCTGGCCGCCTTTCCTTTAAGTAATGGCATGTTTACCCCACTATTGCCCATGTGAATGTTGATGTATCTGCACCATCTCCAGACGTTACCACAAAGCTAACACCTGGTGTGATTGTTACGTATTGTCCTAGAGCGGCTGCTGCACCTGCCAAGTTTGTACGTGTGATAACGATCGCAGAGTCAGCTGCAACAGCGGCAGTCGCAATCGCACCACTAACACCTGCTGTAAAGCTAGATGTTCCTTTTCGTGTACCAGCTGTTAACACTACGCCACCATTAGCAGGGAATGTCATAACGTCGGTGTCTGACAAAGTTGTACCAGTAGCTTGTTGATAAGCACCAGCTGTGCCATCCATGCGTGTTAAACGATTGTCTGTTGATGATGTTGGGCCTACACCGATCGTTTGTCTTGCAGCAGAGTTGTTTGTATAATACAGATGTGTACCATCGTATTCTACAGCACCAGCTTCTGGCGTCGTCAAGTTAACACCTAACGTAAACTTAAGAGGTGCTGTGCCTGCGACGATCGTACCAGCTGGTAATGTTGGACGTACCCCTGTTAGGATACCTAAGTCTGTAAGTATGCCCACACTGTTTTGAATCAACTTGCCTGTTGTTCCGTCGAAACGGGCTAGAGCATTGTCTGTGGCACTTGCTGGCCCATCGACGTTACCACTAGCGGCGTCGGTGATACCTAACCATGATGCAACACCTGCACTTGATTGTGCAAGTATCCACACTGCACCAGTTGCAGAGTTTGGCCAGATCGTACCTATTTTGTATGGCCCACCCACACGTGGATCAAGCACATCGCTAGATGTTGGATCACGTTGAAATGGCGCTCCAGATGCCATAGGAACAACACTGTTTTTCAACCATGGCGTTCCCAGTTTGTATGTTGTTGGACTTGTCATATTTTCCTGTACTTTGAAACCATCATGACGTATGATTTGGTCATGTATAGATTCTTGTTATTCGTTATGTTTTTTTTCATTCCTATGTGGATGTGGGCGAGTCCTGTCGATCGTCCATACCCACATTCTCATATGCCAGCTCACGTTTGGTTTGGTGATGATGACATAATGTATGTGTTCGTAAACGATTATATTATCGTTGTCGACTCGTGGCATTACTTACGTGACCAAAACTCCATTGAAAGAATTAATTGTATTGCCACCACTGAAGCCAACGTTCAACCCAGAACCAGTGATCAAGAGTTCGGCGGATATTGTAGATGTTGCACTAGCAAACGATTGCCAAGTACAATTTACAATCAGCTCGCCACTACATTGAACTACCCCTGGGTTAAACTCAGCAAGTCGAATTCTTGTTCCGTTAGTGTTGATATAGAAGATACCAATAGCATTGGTAACATCTACAGCGTTAAATGCGAATGACAACGAGAAACGCCATACACCACTTTTTGGTATGACATATGTGAACGTTCCAGTGTTAAAGTTGGAACCTCCAGATTCAAATGCCAACGTGTTATATGGAAACGTGTATATGCCTCCATCACCAGCTGCATTTTCGACGTTATTGTCTAAGTATGCGTAAAACGCTGGTTGGTCTGTGTTGGTGTAATAACCTGATGCATCTATCAAAGCGTTGGCATTGTTTCTTAAAGCATCACCACTTGTTCCATTCCACGTCGGTATAGAACGATCTGTTGACGATCCTGGGCCTGTGACACCTCCTGATCCTGTTGGGCCTGTGGGACCAGTCGGTCCAGTGGGTCCAGTAGGCCCCGTCGGCCCTGTTGGGCCTGTACCACCTGCTGATGACTTATAGTCTAAGTTGTCAGTAAATGGGTTGTATGCAAATGACATAAAACCTCCTACGAGTATGTATACGAAGCTCTATTAGTCCACGAAAAGCTGTATGCTGTTGACGCTTTACCGTCTATTTGTGGCCATATAACACTAGTTAAGTTAGAACCTGTATATGTCAGCTTTTTGATTTGCCAACATCGCACACTCTCAGAACTACCTTCGATGGCGAATGCGGCATAGATCAAGTTGTTTGATCCATCGTATTCACCACGAAACGACTTCTCGTCATACGTTTGTTGGATAAGATTAAAATAGTTATCTCTTGTTAAGTTGGGACTAGGCATTTAACCTCCTGATTCTTGTACTGCACGTTTGAACGTTGCATTGATGTCTTTTTGTATCTCTAACAACTGGAAACGCTTTTGTTTTGGGTCGATATCTGATTCTTCCACTTTGCGATATTGGTTGAACTTGGAAGAGATGCTGCGATTCCAAAACTGTAGTTGCTTCAGCCTATTAGGATTACCACGTTTATTGTCTAACTTGGCTTGTTCTAAAGCCTTGTAGAACTTCTCTGTGTACTTAGTGCTACTAGGTGTGTTCTCAATTAAGAATTTACCAAGTAACAAGAAGTTCTTTTCACCCGCTTCTGGACGTTTATCGTCAGCCCATCCAAGCGCATACACCATCTCGTCAGCGAGTGCTAAGCCATCAGCTGCTAGCCCACCTCCGAACGTCTTTATCAAACGTTCTACCTTGATTGGAGACGAGTTCGTTAACTCGCCATACCAACGTGCTAGTTGACTGGTTTTGGATGTATATTGTTGTTCTGGTGGCAAGTTCTCTAGACGACGTGGAACAACTGGTGGCGCACGTGTTTGAACGTCCATGAATGGCATTGCTGCAACGCCCGCTGGTGATGGTAATGTTCTGTTTGTTGATTGTTCAACGACAGCTTGTGCGAGTGGTGGGAACGATCCAGATAGTTGTGAAAACACATAACTCATCAATCCCTGGACTGCGTCGGCACCTTGTGACTTGGCAATGTCGTATATGGTTTCTGGAACGATCTTAAACAGTGCTGCTGTCAACCACGGTATCGGTATGGCAAAGTGGCCAAGTGGTGTATAAAAATGCCAACATGACGCCTTCAGTATAGGGTTCATATCATCATACTCTGGATTACCATCGTTGTAGTATTGCAATAACAACGTTGGTATTGTGTATTGTATGATGCCCTTTGCCCAGAACGCTGGGTTCTTCAAGTTCTTCGCTATCATGTATGGTTCTTGCAACATGACGTTGAAGAATGGTAAGAAGTTAGCCGCCTTGCGCACGAACTTGGATGATCCACGTTTTGTCGGATCGTATGTCACCATCTTAGACTCGATGATTGCACGTGTACGTCCAGTTGGTGTGTCGCCATATTTCTCTACAGAACGATTGTATTCGGCAAGTGGCACACTGGCTGATAACGCCTGATAGTGTGTGCGCATGAACTGTGCAAACTTACTGAATGGCACAACGGTAGCGTTTGTTTCTTTCAATAACTCTTTGACTTTTGCAGAACGTTCACTACGATATGCCAAACGTGATGCGTAGGTGTTGCCACCCAACGCTTGGAACTTCTGCCATGACTCCTTGTTGCCTATGATGTCCTTGTAGGCTTTAACGATCGTTCGGAAGTCCCAACCTGACTTGCTGTAAACCAACGAGTTTGCAGCGTCTCTCAAGAAGATGCTGGAGGCTTTTACAGGTTCTAAGACTATTCCTTTGCTCATAAGTCGGTTTGTTGCTTGCAAGATTTTGGTAAACACACCAGTGTCACTAGGAGCAAGAGTGCTATAGATGTCATATATTTCCTGTGGTACTTCGATTTCGAAAGGTTTGCCATTCTCCCAACCACGTAAACGTCCGTGTGATGGTGTGTAAGCGTCCTTACGTGATTGATTATACAGTTCTTCAGCCAACGCTGCATGTTGTGGGTCGATGTCTAACGATTCCAACATGCCTTCTGGAACTGGCTTGCTTGCAGACTTGACAACTCGACCTGGCAGTTGGCCTTGTTCAACTAGACGTTTGTATTGAAGGACGGAATCATTCTTCTTAGAATTAGTGATAAGCATCGACAAGTTCTGAAGTTCAGATTCGCTAGCAGGTAAGACTTTCTTGTTTGAACCTTTGGCTTTGAACCATGTTTTTCCAGGTTGCAAACTACCTTGTGGGAGCAACGCATCACTTCCATAATCCATAACCCGATATAACGACGTATGTGCGTCTTGTTTCCATTGTTCTCTCGTTTCAGCGTTTAACAAATCTTTTGAGTACGTGTCTAACAACTTGCTTTGGAATTCACGTATACGTTGTTCTATAGGTGCGTATTTCTCACCTAATGTGGCTACGGTTTCTTGTGCTTCGCGCGTGTCGATACCCGATTTAAGACCACGTTGTTGACGTTTCAATATCTGACGTGCTGTACGATACTCGTCGAACTCTTGCATTGAGTATTCGCCAGGCTTCATATTCTTTGTTAATCGAACCCACTGATCTTTCGGGAAGATATCGGCTAGACTATCAGAGACGAATGCGTTTTGTATGTTGTCATACACACCATTGTAGATAACTCCGTTGATATCACTTGCAGCGTTCTGTGCTTGTTTTATCTTCGTGCTGACACGTTGTGACACTGGAACGTTGGTTTCTAAACGTTCCAACGGAATCATAAAATCCCAGATCTTAGCCGTCGCCCAATCCATCACACCATCTGGGTTTGTTGCAGCTTTCTTAAGCGTGTCGATCTTCTCTATAGCACGTTCAGTCGTTGTCTTTGGCAAGTCGATGTGTTCTTGTACACTAACACCTGTTTCTTCAGTGATAGCGACTGGTTTTTTTGGCTTTGTTGGTTTTGCTTTGGGTTTCTTATTAGGCTTCTCTGGACGTTCAATAACCAACTCGGAATATCTAGGCTTGACAGACACAGTGGCTGTGTTGCCTTTACGTTTCTCTACGATCTCATAACCACTATCACGTGTATGAACGTCGTCGATCTTATTGCCGAAGTGAACACGCCTACCATTATCCCACACCTCTACAGGATACAAACCAACACTAGGTTCGCGTGATGGCGTCACCACAGAGTTAGCTGACACCTTACCAGCGTTTGAGCCACTAGTGTGGTACACACCAACACGTCCATCTGGGTATTTGTATAACACTTTAGATGGGCCAGATGTTTGGAACTCGGATAACTTGTCTAAAGAGGCCTTATCGACGTATATTGTTTCTTGGCTTGTTGGTTGTGAGCCTTGTTCGGCTTCACCATGTTCAGGTCTATATGCCTTGTCCCTTGTTGTCTTGTTGCCTTTTACGGTGTACTTAGATCCCTTCTCCGTAGTGAACGCTAGTATGTCTTTGTTTATGTCTTTGTCGGCTTTGTATTCTTGTTTGCTTACCTGCGTGTTAGTCTTTTTAACTTGGCTAGACGCTTCACGGGCTTCACGTTGGATGCGCCTTTTCGCCAGGTCAATGCGCTTCTGAGCTTCTTTAATCTTGGCTTTGTCACCACTTGCTTTCGCCTCACGTATTTGTTGTTTGCCAATCTCCAGTTGACGTTCACCACTTGGACGCACATCAACAATCTGTTTAGTAGACTGTTTAGTGATCTCACGTTTTTCTTGTGCTTTCGTGGCATACTTGTTTAAGAACTTGGCGTTCTTACGTAGACCTGTCTTACCAGGCAACGTTGGATAAGCCGACTCGTATTCGTCTAAGAACTGGTCAAGTTGTTGTGGCGTCTCTACATACCCACGTTTAACAGCTTCACGTGCTAACTTGCCTTTGTTGGTTTGTGGCAATTCATCAGCCAACTTAGTAGTGGATTCACGATCTTGTTGTAATGCTTCAGTTGACTTAGATGTGTTGTCTGGACGTTTCTGTGTGATATCTTCACGTGCAGGTTCAACGGTAATCTTCTGTTTTTGATTGCGTGTTTTGGCTTCTGGAGTGGATTGTCGTATGTCGGCTTTGACATCCGCTAGTTGCTTTGTTGGCGTCTCTACATCTTGTTTCAACATCTCAGCAATACGTTCGATCTCTTCGCGCGGTATCGACTTCCAAAACTCTTCTGGCGTCTTGCCACTAGCTGCGCCACGTGCTTGGAATTGCTCGCGCAACTTAGATGGTATACGTGCAACGTTGAACCCTAAGATCGTAGCCAACGCTAGGGCATAATCTTGACCACTTGGAAGCTCGCCACGTGTGGCTGGTGGTATGGTGGCAGCACCTAACGTTTCCGATGCGATAGAGGCGCCTTTCTGTGCGTATTTCGACGTAAACAATTTGCCAACACCTGGTAGCTGCTCCAACATAGGCCCAAGCTTATTCAATCCACCCAGTATAATACCGAATGCACCTTCGCGTAACGTGTTGCTGGCGACGCGATCAGCTTGTTGTAAGAACTCGCCAAACGTTAGATCGTTCCCTTTGTCGACGTAATCTCGGTATTCTTTCAGTGATTCTTTTATGAACGCTGGAAATGCCAACGTGCCAAACAATGCACCACCAACACCACCAAGTGCTGCGCCTGGCCCACCAAAACGTGATCCTGCCGCACCACCGATAAGCCCACCCAACGTTGAACCAGCAGCCATAAATGGCACGTCGCCAGTGATAGTTCCACCAAACTCTACAAGGTGTTGCCAGAATGGTGCGTCTTCTGTAAGCTCTTCGGGTGACTTGTGACCATCCAATGTGCCAACGATAGACCCACTTGCTGACTTGGATAAGCCTTGTTCAAACGTTTGGATCAAAGAACGTTGTTTCTTGGTTGGCTCGATCTGTGAGACAACTTCTTCTTGTGGATTGTCTTTTAACTTACGTTCCAGACTACTTATAATACGTTGGTTATCTAACCCTTGCTCTCGCGCAAACTGAAATCGTTCCGCAAGTGCTGGATCATTGCGCTCAATACTAGCAACAATACGATCGTCATCCATCCCATGTTCACGTGCCTTACGTAGAGATTCGTATGTTATTGGCATTTAACCACCCCATAGAATAAGATCATCTTGCGTGTCTGTGTATTCGTCTTTTGGTTTTGGCCCACGTAACTTGCGTCCTTCTTGTGCAAACACGGTCTGTAACATCTTCGTTATCTCTGTGTCATTCCATAGACCACGTTTAGCGATCTTACGTAGGTCTGTCTGGCTGGTAATGCCATCTTCTTCATACATACGTTTCAACTCGACTTCAGCGTTGTCAAAAGCTTGTTGGTATTGTTGTGGTGTAGCACCTCCCCAATAAGACTCACTGATTGGTTTTGGACGTGTGACGAATGGTGCGTTATTTATGATGTTGTCTTGTGCTTGTTTGAACTGATAGGCTTGTTGGAACGCCTGGTTTAATGGCAATGGATTCTCTGGATTGTCCATGAACTGGCGTGTTAGATCGTTATACGCTGCAAGATCTTGTATAGTTGGTGTGCTACCCGAAGCAGTAAACTGATCTTTTATAAACTTAGAAATGTCATTCGCTGTCTTACGTGCCGATTCGTTTGCCGTTGTGGCAGCTTTGGCTTCTTCAGTGTCTAAACGTCTTTCTGCAATCTCATTGGTTTTGTTTCGTGCAAACAACTCTGATGTGCGCAACGCCAACTTAGCATCTTCATAGCCCGTCTTCTTGGCTTGATTGCTTAATGTTGCGTACTCTTTGACTTCTTTAAGTAGATCGCGCTTGTAGTCTTGATCAAAGCCTTCTGTCTTCAGTATGTCACGCCATATGCGTTCGGGTGACGCATCTTCTCCATAACTATCACTAATACGTTTAAACAGATCTTCGTTACGCTTTTGTGCAGCGTTCTTGTTTAACGTTTCGGTAAAATTCTTGGCAAACCCACCAATAGCATCAGCATATGGATCTGACCCAAAGTCAATAACTTGTGCTTGTGGCATATAAACTCCTAGTATTGGAAGCCTGGTAGTGGTTGACGTTGTGGCACACTAGGTGTGAATTGTTGACGTTGCTGTTGCTGAGCGGCTTGATTTTGTTGGTATGCTGTACGTCCAGATGCTATGTTCCCGAACGCAGTACCACCAGCGTTCAGCAATGCACCAAAGGCTTGATCACCACCACTCGCTTGTGGTTGTTGATATGCAAACGTCTGTGTTCCTAGTATGTTGTTAATACCATTTATACGATTACTGACTGAGTTCTCTTGTGCCGATTGCAACATGTTAGCCAGCTGCGTATCTAAGTTACGTTGAACGTCTCTACCAGCATTTGACAACGCACCCCCCAGATAGCTAGAGTTTTGCAAGTTGCGACCTCGGAACTGGCCTGTAATTCCTGGGATTACGTTTTGTTGGTATTGTTCGTACGCAGGTGCTGCAACGTTTCTGTTAAAGTAATCCGTAGTTTGTTGAGGATTAAAGTTAAACAAATCTTGAAAACGCCCACCTTTACCTTGAACGCCTCTAGCATATTCATTGTATATTCCTTGTTGTGTTGGATCTAACGTCGACAACTTCTTAGCTTTCTTTTTACGTTCACGACTAAGACCGAACGCACCCAACAAGCCACCCGCAACACCCCCTATAGCTGCACCCCATGGGCCACCCACAGAAAAGCCTGTTGCTGCGCCTGAACCTGCACCCGACAGAGCGCCACCTGTATTGAATGCCATAAATACTCCTACGTAATTTGTGTCCATGTTACAGCAGTGTTTGACGTTCTAGACGTCATGATGAATGCTGTGTTGGTAGCTGTGTTAACCCATATATCACCTATAGCAAACAGCATGTTCTTTGCATTGTCTGCAGGTGGATTAGTTGTTGTTGCATAGTTGTTCGTCTTCGTGTTAACGACTTGCGCAATAGTGAAATAAGAATCGTTAAGCTGGTTGTACAACGTTTGATTAACGTTCTTTATCTCTGTTCCCCAGTTAAACTTCGGTGGTAAGTTCGGCATTAGATAAGCCTCCCTACACCCGCAAACCCAAACATAATGGCGTGTATCTGTGTCTTAGAGCCTGCTTGATTGTTAATCACCTCAAGTTGTATGAAGCGTGCGGTTTGGTTTAACCAAAGCTTGTACCACTTCTTGATGCCATTGCCAGCGATGTGGCTAGTGAGGTTGACTTGGTATGGGCTTGGATTGTATGGTTGTAGTTGTGTTGATTGTTCCGTGTCGTTAGAGATAACGTTAACGTGCAATATCGCATCCACCTGGCTAGAACAGAATCCACCAGTGGTATATGGCGTAAACCCAGTGGCATCTACACCATCTAGAGAGATGTTATTAGCATCAATCACAGTGACGTTGTATGCATTATTGTTTAACTCGGTCATGCCACCCACATTATAGATGTAGATTTGTTGACCATCTACGTACCCATGTGAAGGTACCAGTATTTGACATGGGTTTGTTTGCAATGTGCTTAAGATGTATTTGTTATCTGTTAAGTCTGTGCCACTGGTGGACACGTAGAAATACACCCAACCACATGACACTTTCTTGTCTTGATCAGCGTATGGGTTAAACTTCTTTGTCTTCGATTGGAATTGGATCGTCTTAGACGCTGTGCCACCTGTGGTGTATGGCGTGTTGTATCCCGTTGTGACCAACTCGATTTGGAACGTGTAGTTGTCTGTGACGATGTCTTTAATATACCCTTGTTTACCGTTGGCTTCTAACATGCCACTAACAGCTTCGATGTTAACGTAGTCACCCACTTCCCACTCTTGAAAGTCGGTTGTCAACTGAAGTGTAAACCCATCAATCACCGACATATCGCGTATCTTTACTGGATAGTCTTCTGTTTCTGTAACGTTCAGACGTGTTATCTGACCATGATGACCACCACCAACAGAGAATGGCGTACCACGTGAGAATGTGAATGCGTTCCAGTTGCCATACACACTCGCCATCTCATCCCATGATTCGTATATCAGAAGATCATCCCATGTGATGCTTTCTGTTCCTACATAGGTACCCATACAGCTAAGTGGCAATCGGTATATGCTGAAGTTGTCTTCTTCATAGTTAGTGACCAAGATGCGATCAGAGATCGTGTCGATATCCAACACAGTGTCGTCTGGACTTGGATGTAATAAGTAGTGATCACGATCGACATCTACCGATCCAGCAAAACAAAGTCGGAAGTTGTCTTGATCAATGTCGTTAAACGAGTAGTCTGGTATCTTGTCATCAGAACGTTCAACACTATAGCCATCACAGATGATAAACCCACGTTGGCTAGCGGCGTTTGTCCTGTTTAGATATGTGATCGTTCCATATGGTGCATCCGATCCCCTAGATTGATCTATACGATCTAACGTGAATGGCACAACGTCATTCTGTGTATACTTCATAATCCATGTACAGTTCACAGTGAAGATCAACAAGTCATCACGATTCAAGTCGGCAGAAGATATGAATGTGTCATCTGGAACGTCGATAATACCTGCACCAATAGCATCAGAAGTAAATATGTCCCCGAATGCACCTGTGCCAGACACACGAATACGATGTCCGTATTGAACACCATCTTCTGTTGTGTATAACACCACAAGCCTGTCTTTCAGTTGGAAGATGTGCAACGCCGTCTCTATAGGCTCTTCCAACGATATATATGCCCAGTTGATATTGTCCCCAATGTTAACAACGTTTGTAAACGTCACAACGATCGTACCAGACAAGTAATCAACAGTGCCTGTACCATTTCCTCCAAGTACTCCAACTTGATTGTCGGTAACGATATCTGCGCTAGATGCGTTTGTGAGCGTCAACGATCCAGGCAGAATCCCAGTATTGGCCGGTGTTTGTAATGTGTATGGGCCACTTGTTCCATCACCAACAACGCCAGATGCAGAAGTGGTTACTGGTGAGCTGGTTGTGTACACTGGAAATGGCGTTACAGACGTTCCATCGTAGGCTTGTATCGGATCTTTGTTGTTAACAAATAACAAACGTTGTAGATTGGCTGGCGTCGGGTAGTTAGTCCAAGACATAAAGTTGAACTTATCGCCTGTCAACAACGTCGTAGGGGAAATATCTACAAGTCGATTCGTGGGGATATCGAACTTGTTTATATACGTCGTGTCGGCAACAATAAGTTCTTGTGTGTTTAGTTGGGTGTAGAAGTTCATTACACCCATGACTGGAAAACCTTGATGGATGTCTAGTTGTAGTGTAACAACGTGGCCAACAGATGGTGCAATATTGAACGTTACTGATTGGGGAGTCGCTAACGTTGTTGTGTAATTCAACACTGAGTCAATCGTACCATTTGACCCTGATAGGGTGCCACCAACGCCATTATCACGTATGAGTTGTGCTTGAACGCCTAATGCAGTCGTATCAATAGCACGAAAACCACCACGTCTTAATGGATGATATGTGTTAGAAACGGTAAACGTAAATGTGTCTATCATGCCATCTGGCACTTCGTTGGCACTGATCGTTACAGTATGTACCATACGCGATTCGCAATATGGAACACCACCTTTCTGACCAGTACATAGTTGTGAGTAACCCTCACGCTTTTGCCATACACCACGATAGACAAAGCCATCAAACAACTCGAATTGTGATTCGTCTGGCAATAACCATGGCTGACGCTCACGATCGTATCCAGTCTCGAAGTTGGCTATTAGATATGGCTGGTACATTATTGCACTCGGTTAACTTGAATCATCCATGGAATGCTGTGAGCGTTTGATGGGTCGTTGTTGATCACTTGCAAGTTAGCCAGTTGGTATATGAACTGACCGAAGCCTACACCAGTCGTGTTGCGAAAACCTTGGTTAGGCAAGAAGTGTGATGCCGTTCCAATAACTGGTGATGTTCCAACGGTGTTAGTGAAACAAACGATGATTGGGCAGTAATAAAAATAACCAGGATCAGCAAAGATCGTTACCGCCGTACTAGGTGGAACGTTGGCAGCTGTTCCGTAAAATAGTTGAACGCCTGGTGTGATCTGATAGTTTGAAACGCCATTAAACCAGTTAACTTGCGATTCGTTGTTGATGTCGTTCTTAGAGTATAAAACACCACTTCCACCGTTGGTTGTTGATGGTGTTGGTTGATTTATCAACGTGCAACGTCTATGTATACCTTGACTGTCTGCGGGTACAGGTTCGGTATCCAAGAAGTTATGTTCTTGGTTGATGATCTCTTTAAGACGTCTAAAGTTGGTGTTGTTTTGAGCTGGAAACAAGCCAGGTGATTGCCCTTGGTTGGGTACAACAATACTGAAAGTCATTAGAACCTAGGGGTTGAACGTTGGGGTTGTTGTTGTTGATACGTACGTGCATACACCTTGTTGCGGTAATACAAGATCTTAGGTTGTATGTTGGCGTCGCGTTCAACTTCGCCATAATCATTAAACAAGTCGCTCGCTGCCATGTATGCGATATAACGCCAGTAGTAGTCTTCGGCAAGTGGGCCATCTTGTGTTAATGGTAAGTCGACTTGGTATGCTGACATCTTGATAAAGTAATCTCTGTCCGCAGGCCCACGCCACGTCAGCTCGTTATTATAGTACAACACATACGTTGGACGTTGGGGTTGGTATAGTTGTGTTTCTGGCCATATGGCATAGAATGACGCTGGATCTTCAAACCAGAACACTTCAAACCCATCGCAATAACATAGTGGGCCAATCGTAGTGAATTGCGTGCCTAATGGCGCACCGAATGGCGCTTGTAAGTCCACAGGTAGTGGGTTAGGTGTTAACGGTGTTAACGTAAACTCCCACCACGTTTGCTTCTCTTTCAAACGCAAATCGGTGCTTTTCTCGATAGTCAAGACATCGTTGACGCGATCTAACATCTTTTCGTCTGTAAATTGTGGGTCAGACGAATCAACACGTCCAGTGACGTTGCGTAAGATCTCTATAACATCAGCAGCAGTCTTGACCATGTCGTTACTCCAAAAGCTCTAGTTGCATCAGAGAGAAACGTGCTTTCTCACCTACTTGCTTTGTTTCTGATCTGATAATCGTACGTCCATCGCCTGCGTCGTTATGCGTTTGTACTTGTGCAAATATAGGTTCCGATAAGCTGGATAGCCACTTGATCACTGGGATAGCCAAGTCGTACACGCATCCAGGAATAAGCTCGCCTCTCCACTCGATATCTTTCTTGCGAACGATGCACTTAAGAACGTTAGTTGGTTGGTCAAAGCGTTGAAACCTGACTTTAACTTTTTTGTAAAAGCTTTCATCTGGCACCTTCACGCTGATTTTGTTTTTACGCGCCCACTTGTTGTATATCGGGAAATGCTCAAGCTTTGTTGGCTCGCTCTCAGCTGGGTCATAAGCTGGCTCTGTAGGCATCTCTACGTCTTGTTTTTTCATTAAACTTCCATTGTGTTTAGATTTTCTGTGTACAACGCTGGGCCTGTTAAGTTGAATTGCCCCAAGCCATTGTCGATAAATGTTGTATAGTTCGTGCCATCAACTGGTTCTCCATATTGATCAAACAGATCGAACGTGTTCGTGGTTATGTTTCCAACCACATATAGATTGTTATTCAGCTCATACATGCCTGTGGCATCAGATACGGGCAACGGATAGAATCGCGTCGCCCGTACGGTTTGTTGAGCTTGTAGACCATGATCTGGAACCGTTACACGTACAGGGTTGGTTTTATCAATCGCTGTAGGTGTGAGTTGTGTTGTTGCAAAACCCAGTTCCGTATTCATTACACTAGTACTCCGAGGTCGGTGTATTGGTTTGCCTTAGTGGCACGTACATAGATCACGTCACTTGTAGCACCCATCACAGTTGTACCCAGTGTATAGCTGAATGTTGGTGCTGGATTCTCTGTGTACAGAGATTCACCAATAAGCGTGAACTGAGCGACACCGTTGTTGACAAATGCAACTTCTGCACTGGTGTCAACACCTACGTTTGTGTATGGATAGAACAATTGGAACGTGTTAGTTGTAACGTTACCGATCTGGAACATCTGGTTGTTTAAGCCATACATACCAGTAGCATCAGCAACAGGGAATGCTCGGAAGTCTGTAGCACGTACAAACTGTCCATTGGTTAGCCTGTGGTTAGCCGACGTTACAACACCACCCAACGCCGACGCTGTAATCGCTGTAGGCGTTCTATGGTTATCTGCAAAACCAGATCCATCAGGCAGTTGTGTGATGCCATTGCTAGTTGTCAACACTAAGTTGGTCAACCCAGTAACACCATTATCAACGATGGTATCCATCTCTAGAGCGTCACCACTTGGGAAACCCCTAACCCAGATACCTTGTTTGCCAACAGTAGCGTCGACGTTAGCAGTCCCATACTTAGTATAGTTCCACCACTCGATCGTATCCGCAGCGAATGGCAATGTGATGTTATATGCAGCACCAGCAGATACCATTCGGAATACTGCTACGTTTGCATCATCAAAGTTAGTTACAGCCATATAGTCCTCCTTATGGTCTTGTGCTAAGTAGATTGATTACCCAGCTGTCATCCAAGATGGTACATCCAAGACGACCCTTCCAACCCATGGTTGAACGTTGGTTCAATGGGTCTTGACCAGCTCCAAGAGGCTTGATGATCATTTCTAACGATTGATCGTCGATTGCGATCGTTCCATATCCGTTAGCTGCAAACAGCAAGTTTGAATACACTGCTGGAGATGCTGCCGTTTTGTATGCCTCGGTGGTCATAACAACACGCACTTCATCACATGCCCCAAGCTCTGCTTCAAGCACTGACATTTGACGTGGATACGCCGCAGTCGGGTTGAAGTTACTTAGTTGTTTGATGTTAGTACGTAGATCTGTTGAAATTACCATCCAGTAGGCTTGCCAAACGGGAGCTGTTCCGAACGCATTCGTTCCTTCGACGTTAGGTGCCATTTTCTTACCGTTGTTACCCAATAGATAATCAACAGCTAACTCTAAGTCTGGTACGGTGATTTCGGTAATAGCATTACCGTTTTGTCCATTAAGACAATCAATCTGTGATGCTGTAGCAACTAACATGTTTCTAACGATTTTATCGTACGAACTAGCTTGGTTCTGAGCTAACATGTCCGCGACTTCGTTAGCGGTTTGATCCTGTACGGTGATAATGACATCGTCCGTAAGTTCCACAACCTTACCATATTGCGACACAACAGCTGTGACGTCGAACTTGTTAACTTGCTCGGCTGGTGGTGTTACACCTTCTGACAAAGGTGTCAGAGAGTCGGCTAAGTTTTCAAAACGTCTAAAGATGGCTGTCTTAGAGTTCTTTTGTGGGATTCGGCGTTGTTGAGAGAAATAACCATAAACATAATATGGTTGGTGTCTATCTAACAACACGTTGTCAAAGTAGATCTGAACTTCTGGATCTACCTGAGTAGTTGTTGTCATTCCTAGTGTCATCTAGAAATCCTTGTAGTTATCCCCCAGCTAACATCTTCTTACGATACTCCCTAAACTCGCTTGTTCCACGGATTGACTTTAAGTAGTCTTGTTGGCTACCCTGTGATGCCTTAGCGATCGTGGCTGGATTGCCAGGTTTCTGTGCATTCTCTACGATTCGTTTCGCGTCATCTTGTGGTCTGCTAAACTTGCTAGATGACGCGCTTTTTTCTTCTTTCGGCATGTAATCCTGTACAATTTCGTATGCTCGTGCATACCTGTTAGGTGCAGCTTCGATTGTCGGTGCTAACCAAGGCTTGCGTTTAATAATTGCTTCTAAGTGTTTGTTTATGACTTCGACGTTCTCTGGCTTTGATTCCAAGTAGGCTTCTTCAAGCACTTCTCTCTTCTGTTCAAACGTTAAACGTTTGATGTCAGCCTTAGTCATGAAGTCTGAATCATCTTCTAAATCATCTTGAGGCTTGTGCTGGTTGGCGATAACGTTCTCTAAAGCACGCTTTTCAGCTTCTACTTCTTGACGTTTTCGACGTTCAGCTTCGTATGCCTCTAATGGCACAGTCCTAGGTTGGTCTTGTACCTCATCATGTTGAACGTCCTCGGTGGCAGGCTCGTCATACACTTCGTTTTCTTCTGTCATTGTTCACCCGTAATCGCCCGTATAGCGGCGGCCTATGCTAGAGACGTCCTAGCTCTTTCGTCCTGGTTGCACGTGGATAGTTTTGTTCAACGTTGGTAATCTCAACGAGCCATCTGGATGCATTACCCATAGCAACGTTTTGACACCACGTGTATTATCCACTTCATATAAGAACGCACTTTTGACTAGTGGTGGTTTGCTATCACTAGCTTGTAAGAACGTTCTTCCTACATTACCGCCAAGTTCTTCTGGGAACTTGACCTTGCCTAAGATCCAATACTTGTCTTTATGTGAGTTGGCGTTTAATATGTGCTCCATCTCGGAGTTGTAATGGGACTCTAACCCTCTACGCGCTTCACGATGTTTTTCAAGTTGTGCTTCTTTTGGCAGTATTAACATCCAGCTTGTCCTCGTAGATTCTCGTTCTTTGCTTGTGAATCTTTTAAGTTCATAACCTTGTTGCGATCTGCGTTTTGTTGATAACCCATATCGCCTGTTAAACTAGATCCCTTACGTGGTACTGACATGGTATTGCTTTTCTTTGAATACTCGCCGAAAGCTGCACTGCCTGCTGAACCACTAGGTGGTGTGTAGCCATTGCTGTAACCTGTCATGTAGGCCATTTTGCTTTTAGCCATTTGCATGATCTCCTGTTAGTGAGTTGCCAGTCTGTATGTCAGACTGAAGCGTTTGTTCGATTTGACCTGAATTTTCTGCTTGTGTTTCACGCGCAAAACGCATAACTTCCAAGAAGTGATTCCTGTCCAGTTCCTCGATTTCTGCGACTGTTTTGGCATTGTCGAGTAATGCTTTAGCGCGGTTCTGTTCACCTTCGCTTATACGTTCACGTGCAAGACCGATATCGGCAACCACACGTGCTCTACGTTCTTGTGCCAACGCGAGAGACTGTTCTGTTTGTGCAATTTCCAACTGGGCTTGTCGATCTTCAGCGGCAATCTCACGTTGTCTTGCTTCGTTTTGTTGTTCTTGTATTTGTGCCATCTTCTCACGTAGACGCCACTTGCCCTGTAAAGGTGCAGCATCAACAATCTCATCGTCAGGGATTGCGATACCAATCTCTCTAAGTTGCAACAACTGGTAGTAATAAGCTGCTTTCTGTGTCTGTGTTAGTACGGCTTGTTTTATGACTGAGTGGTATTGTCCAAAGTCGCCACTGAAGAACTCAGGTGTTGGATCACGCTTTGTTATGCGCCAGACTTTGCCAGGTGTGAAGTTACGTTGAATCGTTTGCAATGCGATGTTGCCAAGCCATTCAAGTGATTGTTCCAAGTTGTCGAAAAGCCCGCGATTACCCTTAAGGCCATTGGATGCACGGATTTCAGCAAGCCGTCCACTAACTTGTGAATCGCCAACGCTTGAGATCCCCAACAGCTCTTCTGAACCGCCGGGTATCTCCATAATGTTCTTGTCGATGATGTCTTGATACTGCAAGTAGCCAGGTGGCACTTGTGGTGGGTTAATCTCTCGAATATCTGCGTTAACATCGAAGTTTTCATTAAGTATAATATTTCTTGCTTGGCCAGACTGTAATAACATGGTTGGGTCTAACACCGCACCATTGCGTGATATCCATCCAGTGTTGATTACCGATTCCATTAAATCAATTATTTGACTGTGACGTCTATTATACTGACGTTGCGCATCTCTAATTGATCTAACTATTCCTTGTATCTTTAGTTCATATGTGTCAATTAACGGTTCAAAATATGCAATTATAGGAATAAAAGGGAACACATCAAGACCAGTAGGATCGGGGCCAGTATACAGAAGGCGCCCACCCACGATGATGTTGAGTTCGACAGTCCGCTTGTAGGAGTTGATAAGTTTAACGTTTGGATTCTCTTCAAGGACTTCTTCGATTGTTTTTTCTTCTTGTTCGCTACCATTCCATTCCTGTGTTTGTCCTGATTCAAGATCAACGAGATACTTCTGAGGTTTGTTAACACGAACCCAGTATTGATCGTATGTCAGTAAGTTTTTTGCTATATATGTGGAGTTGTATTGTCTATAAATGCCTAGATATTGATATTTGTTATCTCTAATACCAGTTGGTATATTATCAATAACTGATGGGTCTACCCATGGCATTAAGCATTTAACTTGTTCGCGACTTAGTAAATCACGTGTGCTTGCCTGATCACAATCTTCCAAGTCCCTTTTTGTAAAGTAGGGATCTAACATGATTGCGTTGAATGGCTTCCAATAAAACTTGATATCGCCATTGACTTTGTCGTGTGTATAGTCGATGTAGATACCGACGATGGCTAAGCCAGTCTTTAACGAGTGCTCGAACGCTTCTGATATGACATGATGCGCATTACCCTTTTCATAGACATACAACATAACGTCTGACAACAAGTCGGCTGTCTCTTCATCAGAGTCTTCAATAGGTGCAACGACAGTGCTTAAACGATTTTCTCGTTCATAGCCTGAATATAGATTGATAACGCGTCGGATCTTATTTAGTTCAAGAACCATTCGCTTTTGAAGTTCTAACGACGTACGTTCAACTTGTGTCCAGTTATCACCAGCGTACGCACGTAGATCGCGATAGGCAGCTGCGTAGAAAACTCCCCACGTGCGATATGCATCGTAGAAGAATTGATTGAACTTGCTGACTTTATCGTTGGGCTGTGGTTGGTAAATCATAATTTTAATTATGACATTTCAACCCGCTATATGTCAAACTCACCACACCAACAAGACTTCAAGACAACTGGGAAGCCCACCTCTTCAGCTGGTACTGGTTTAGGTGGGAAGCGTCTACATTCACCATATTCTGTTTCGACGTCGTGATCTTCAAACTCGTACAAGTATGGGCAAAAGTGGCGACATGAACCACAACACTTGTTAGAGGGATTGTCGTAATCTTCTCCACTCATCGGCTGTTAATCCTTTTCCGTTTGACATCTGGTTTATTGCTTGAACACCATATATTAATGCTTTAGCACCATGTGATGCCCAATCGTGCAAGCTTTTCTCACGATAACATCCTAGTTTTTCGTTCCACTCTTTACGGAATGCGTCTATGGCTTTAATACCCTTGTCGCACTTCGATTGATCAAACCAAAAACGTGGGAATGTATTACGTACTTCTTCGATGCCATACATCTCATTACGATCTAACGGAACGATGCTGACGTTTAACCCTAACTCGCGTGCTATAGTGGCATATGACTTGCCTGATCCCTTCTCGCGTGCTGCGGCGTCGTGTGGCATGTAATGCTTTTCAAACGTATATGGTAACTTCTTTATCCAGTTAACGTAGTGTGGTAACGATTCATCACTATTCTCATAGTAATTCAAGAAGTGTATTTCCTTTCCGACCAGCTGCCACACCCATATAGCCGTACTGTCACCAATACCGATATCCCAACTGCTATAGGTCAAGGCATGTTCGTCATATGGCACATGGCATATTCTACGTTCTGCACGGCACTTGGCCACTTGATGACCCCAATACAGACCTTCATTAACACTTAGGAATGACTCTTCTGGTGTGCTGGGATATTCACGTGTCATATTTTCTGCCTGTGTTTCTAACTTCTTGACGTACCAAGCTCTTTGACTAGGGGTTAGCTCTTGACCAATCTCTACTTCGATCTTGGCGAAGTAGTCTTGTTGTTCTTTGGTGATAACGATGTTGTCGGGTTTGATTGAATACGTTGGCTCTTTCCACCAAGGGAAAAACCAAAACTTCCAGTCTAACGCTCCTAATGGTTTGTTTTCAGATTGGATGTCCATTGCCCTTTTACAAAGATCGTAGAAGGCACCCCCACGTCCACGTGCAGTGCTTTCAATGCAACAGAACTGACCCTGTTCGAGCGTGTTAAGAGCGCCTGATATAATCTCATTAGCTTTTTTCGGATTCTCCACACAGATCTTTGCAAACTCGGTGACGTGCAAAAGTTGTAATGTTCCGCTTCGTAAGCTCGTGCCGACGCGAAACACTGACCCATTTTCAAATCGCAACTCATTGACGTTATCCCTTTTTGCTGATGTTACTGACTTTAACCAGTCTGGCAAGCTGTCATAAGCAAACTTTACTTTGTCTACGAAGATTTCCTTGGCGTTTGGCTTTGTGTCCGCTATGATGGCGGCGTTGACGTTATGGTTGAACAAGCATGTGTCTAAGAACAACAATGCGTGAAACGTTGTCACACCTAGTTGTCGAGCCTTTAATATGATATTAAGATAATGTGGCTTCATTAACTCTTGTTGTGCCCAGTTGGGCTTGAACAACACACGTTGGCCATGTTTATCTTTTATGTAATACAAGTTTGACATGCGCCATGTCTTGTCGGCTAACATCTCAAACGCTTGATTTTCGTTCATTATCCTGCTGGTGACGTTTGGCTATTGGATAGTCGGGTGGGAAGTATTCACCGAAAACATTAACCCATACAATGGGTGGTACACGCTTTCATACTTCGCACGCTGGGAGTTCTGCACATGTACTGCACAACATCAATCCCCCGTCAATATGTTTATAAAGTCTTAAGTCGTATTCCGGTGATCCACAATTATCACATGGGGTTCTTCGATAGTTCTTCCTTCGTTTCCGGCGCATGTTCATCCTGGTTTGTTTGTGGTTCTATCTCAAACGCTGCAATGTCTTCTATAGACACAAACAGCTCGTTCTTATCACCACGCATTCTTATAAACTTTGGATGGCACACCATCTCTGTTAATTCACCCGCACCTGCGTACGCTGCGATATTGACGCCATTGCTCAATGATATCTTTACAATTAAATCGCCTTCTTGCTTCATGTACCCTCCAAGGTATATCTATATGATAAACTTTTTTTTAACACATTTCAATATATTTCTTTGAGGTTTTATGTTAGAGTGGTCAGTTAAAACATATAAAAACTATATAGTGTTCCGTGGGTGTATACCTCCTAGGGTGCTGTGGTTAGTTGCGGAACAATGCCCACGTGATTGGATTGTCAGTCCAACGTATGCAAAGCTATATGACTGTACAATGTTTCTATGTAGCCCAGACTTTAAAGGAGTGTTAGACGATGCAAGTAATCAATAACATTGCAGTATGGGGCGAACCGGATGTTCAATCTGTTGCACAAATTACTGAAGCGTTTAAATATGACGCACTATATGGCGCTCTCATGGCTGATCACCATATTGGCTATAGTGTGCCTATTGGTGGTGTGCTTGCTTATGATCGCAAAATATGTGTCAATGGTGTTGGCTATGACATTGCTTGTGGTAACAAAGCTGTACGTTGCAACATGGATGGAGACGCACTACGTAAAGACATCTACAGAACGATGAACGACGTCCAGAAGTATATCTCGTTCGGCCTTGGAAGAAAGAACAACGAGCGTATTGAACACGAGTTGTTTGACGATGGTGTATGGGGTGAAATCGACGTTCTCAAGGGGCTTAAACAAAAATCCATTGAACAACTGGGTACGGTTGGGTCTGGCAACCACTACGTCGATCTATTTGTTGACGATCTTGATTGTGTGTGGATTGGTGTTCACTTTGGATCACGTGGGCTTGGACATGGCATAGCAACGTACTTTATCAACGCCGCAGGAGGCAAAGATGGAATGCACGCACAACCCATCGTGTTGGACGAAGATTCGGACTTGGGCCAACAATATATTAAGTGTATGGAACTTGCGGGTCGTTACGCCTACGCTGGTAGGAATTGGGTGTGTTCGCGTGTGGCTAGAATCTTACGGGCTGACATCATCGAAGAGGTTCACAACCATCATAACTTTGCCTGGCGAGAACGTCACCACGACAAAGATGTATGGGTTGTACGAAAAGGAGCGACACCTAATTACCCTGGTGTCAAAAGCTTTGTCGGTGGGTCTATGGGCGATTACTCATTCATCCTTGAAGGCGTACAGCATCCCGACAACGAAGTCAGCATGTATTCAACGATTCATGGTTCTGGACGTGTTATGGGTCGTTCTCAAGCGAAGGGGAAGATCAATCGTAAGACGAACGAAGTCATACGAGCTGGCCTTGTTAGTCGAGAAGATATGCAGACTTGGGTGTCAACGTTTGGAGTTGAACTAAGGGGTGGTGATGTCGATGAGTCCCCCCAAGTTTACAAACGCATAGAGCAAGTGCTACATGCACATCGCAATACTGTGCACGTTGTGCATAGACTAAAGCCTGTTGGTGTGTGCATGGCTGACAATAGAGATCACGACCCCTACAAGGATTAATAAATGTACGTAGAAGAATTCAAAAACAATGAAGATGTTGCCGATCAGTATGCAGGATATCACCAAGAAGAAGAAAAACAACGTATATTAAAGTTGTTAAACGAAAGCACTGTATACCTGGCTTATTATGGACACGGCAGTTATGATGGCACGTCGCTTGTTATCTTTGAACATAATGGCATACTGTATGAAGTTAACGCTTCACACTGCTCGTGCTATGGGCTAGAAGGTCAGTGGGCACCCGAAGAAACAAACTGGAAAGCGATTGGTATGCGTGAGTTTACTGATCACTACAATGGCGAAAAAACTGTTAAAGAATATATCGACAATCTGGTGGCTGAACACGCATGAAAGAAGAACTACAACAAAAACTAATGCAATGGGTTGAAACGTTAGGTGACGTCGTTAGTGAGCAACTACCTGACTTTGCCATGCAGATTGTTGCTTATAAGATATTGGTGTCAATGGTATGGATGTGTGCTGGAATATCTGTGTGTATCTTTCTAGGTGTTGTCATATTATTGTTGCTAATAGCTTTGCCATTTGACTGCGCTTTGGATCGTAGTGAAACACTAAGCTGTATTGGTTGTGTATTCTTAGTCAGTATAATACCATTCTGTGTGGCTATCGGTAACTATGTGATGATAAAGAAGTGCGAAGTGGCACCCAAGATAGTGATTGTTGATTACATACGTTCTGGATGATCGTGTTGGTGGGAATTGAACCCACTACTTGCAACTTATAAGATTGCCACTCTCACCAATGAGTTACAACACGGAACGTAGTAGTACGCGTTATAGCGCATATCACATTCCACACAGGAACTACCACGATTGACCCCACTAGCACTTGCACCTAGATAACCCAACTTAAAAGGTTGGTGCTTTACTGTTAAGCTATGAAGTCGATATGAGAGATGCTGGAATCGAACCAACGACGCACAAGCCTTCAACATGCCACTCTACCTACTGAGCTAATCTCTCGGTGATTTGTTGTTACGCTCTTCACGTATTTTTGTCACCCACTTACCATAATACTCATCAAACCGTTATCTAAGGCTATAATCACATGTGTCTCCATCACAACCATGCGCCATTAGGTGAACGCGACCACCATCTAACATCGTCAGAAGCTTATGCACATGCGCACAACATTGACCACATAACATCTAAGACTCCATATGTTTTGAATTATCTGTTATATATGTTAGCACACTAGATGCGCATATGCCAACAACAATCGCAATAGCTCTATGTGTTACATCGAACAACTCGTTTGTAAGTGCACACCCGACACCCACCACAAAACACAACGCAATACAACGATTGGCGAGTGTGTGCAATGTTGGATTGGTGTGTTCAAATACAACACTGAGTGTTACAAAGGCACACATACTAAGAATGGATACGACGTTGATTACGACTGCCAACGTTGGAGTGAGGACACAAGGCAGCAAGATGCCCACACAGTAAACAAACTTGCGACCTTGATAGATGCAATGATCTACATCTTTAGCTGATGGTGCACGTGTTATCAACGAATGGGCCAGTGCACTGAGATTGTTCATATGGATTCATCTCGTATGGATCTTTACCTGGATCTTGATCGTATACCTTGTAACCTAAAGCACGTTGTTTTATCGCACGTGCTTCGTTCCCCTCTTCAAGCGCCTTAACGGCACGCCCACTCCATGTAGATGTATCTGGGTTAGTTTTGGGAGGTTCAACGTAGCCATTTTTATCAAACGTTGATCCTTCAGGTGTTGGTAAAGCTGTCCATTTTGGTGTATACATGTTATCTCCTGTTGTTAGATACGAAGAATATAAACATGCCCATATTTAAAGTCTAGGACTATGTAGGGATCAAACCTACGACCTGCGGATTAACAATCCGCTGCTCTATCACTGAGCTAATAGTCCGAGTCAGAATCGTCAAATAAGGGTTTAATACCACATGCCGACAAAACAACACGATACATAACCCAATAACATATGCCCAACAAAAACAACATGGGTGGCACTAACAAACTAAAAACAAACGCTTCCATATATACTCCTATAGTTCACGGTAGGAATCGAACCTACATCATGCTGGTTTGCAATCAGCCGCCTCACCACTCGACACACGTGAACAAAGAGGGTGTGCCCACGTTGCAACATGGACAACCCCAATACCAGTCGTTACACACTGGCAAGACGTCCAACAGGCTGTGCGATTCAGTTAGACCTGTTGACTTCTTCAAAGCGCACATGGCGACGCACAAAGATTTGCCTCGTTAGGACTCGAACCCAAAATGCTAGAGCCAAAGTCTAGAGTGTTACCATTACACTACAAGGCAACACGATTTGGCATGGATGGAGTTGAACCACCTACCTCAATGTTATCAGCATTGATTTCTCACCGTTGAATTACATGCCATTAACTACGCTATCACAGAGAATCGAACTCTGACTTTCGCCCTGACAAGGCGACGTGCTAGCCACTACACCATAATAACAAATGCTATGTGTCTCTTACCCTTAAGACTTACAGCATCATAGCCTACTGCGTAATCAGAGAGGCAGGACTTGAACCTACGACCTAGAGCTTCCAAAGCTCCCACACTAGCCAACTGCGCTACTCTCTGCGATCACCGAGTTAGAGAATCGAACTCTATACAGAAGTTTTGGAGACTTCACGCGCACCATTTGCTGTTACTCGATATAAAAACCATGTGTGAGACTTGAACTCACAACAACTAGCTTGGAAGGCTAGCGTTCTACCATTGAACTAACATGGCATCAGCGTGTATACACCTTCTCGTCAATGAACCATGTACCGACATTCTCTGCGTCAATGGAGACTGCACGACTTGAACGTGCAACAACCTGCTTGCAAAGCAGATAGACTACCTATTGTCCTAAGTCCCCATATTGCTTTATTTGGTCTGCCACACTTTGTTTACGTTTCTTGTTGGCAAAAAACTTGTTTTCGTGGCAATATGGACATCTTGCATCTCTACAATGTAAGTCGAACGCTTTAGACCCTGTATAGGGTTTGCGATGTTCTTTGCCAGATGCGATTGCTTTGTCTAAGCTCATGTTGATCTCTTATAGGGCGCCAGTGAATCGAACACTGAAGTTGCCATGTTGTAAGCATGACTTCGGTCCATCCGATGCTCCCCATGGGTGACGTCGAGAATCGAACTCGGTTCTTGTACACACATTACCGTCACATGGTGTTAGCCAGATTCGAACTGACGCCTGCAAGTAGAAAGCTTGCTGTGCTAACCACTACACTATAACACCTGCGTAGATTACTGAATTACGATGTCTGCCGACGTAATAGGTTGCATTTGTGGGAATGTCCACACTTGATATTTGTGTTCAAACGCTTGTGCCACCAATAGCTTGTTGTTTGTTACACGTAGACTCTCCCAACGATCATCTTCATCTAATGGAAAAAAGCAATACAGTTGTTCCATGTTATCTCCTATGTGGTTAATGATGAGTGGTTTGGTTTAGAACGACACCACACAACCGTTCGAAGCGCAGCATGGGAATTGAACCCATTCCCCCGACATTGATACTCGGCATTGCACCGTACACCACTACGCACGTTTTGTTAGAACTTCTTCTTTCACACCTTTCAACAACGATTCGGGATTCATCCCTTCTGCGTTGCTAGATAGCATTGATAACATAGCCTTCATTAGCACATAACCAATGACACGTTCAATGTCTTTATCATTTAGAATGTATTGTGTTTCCATTATCCACCATGTAAAAGGGTTGTTGACAACTACAGCAATATGCCAGCGTGCACGACGTGGCATTGATAAAATCCCTTAACTTCACATCATCTGGATTATAGAACGTGCCATACATCACACGGTTTACCAACCACATTGGATCAATCATCGTCTTCTTCCAAGTATTCAGCCGACTTAGACAACAACGATTGTACACTCTCACGTGTCTTCTTAAGATCGTACAGTTGTTTACCCAAGTTAGCCATGTGTTGGGTTATTTGATCTATCTTCGAATCCAACGCAGTCGCGTGGTCTGTCGACGTCTTCTGTATGAATTCTACATCTTCTCGGTTGTAATACATCTTGTTTCCTGTTGGTATCTTGCTGCTGTAAATTTTCCAGTAAGCATCTTTTACGGGTGATGTGCCATATAACATCTTGTGACATCTCATGTTGTATTGATATTGCAATTCACGTAACGATCGCATGTGCGTATCACTACATAGACGTATAAACGTGCCAGGCGCATCACACCCGATGTTCATTCCACGCTCTCTTGAATCTACGCCATGTTGTCTTCGATGTCTCGTCTTGACCGCATGTCAGTATCGCGAATATCTTCTTCAACGCCCGAACCCGACTTTTTCTCATAACAATCACACGTAAACGTTAATGTGCCCCACACACGTAGATTACCAGGTTGCATCACACGCATCCGTTGTACAATCTCGCACGTGCCAACATGGCATCTTGGACATGTAATTATCATTTTATCAAGTAAAGTTTTTTATGTAAACGAGATTGTGTATATTCATGCCCACGTACGGCTTCTTTGAGTGTGTCATAGTTTTCCGTGTATTCTTCCAACGAATTGTGTTCTTTATCAAATACCTTCGTTTCAAACATAAAATCTTCAATGCCGATGTATACCGTAGAAATCACGTAATCACCCACCACATCTTGCACATACCAACGGTGTAGTTCAAACGCCTTAGCCCACACCAACAACGATATAGGGTTCCCATCTAGGTCACGGAATCTTGTCACACAACCTCACTTCGTTGCACATAGCACACCGATGCACATCACGTGGGGGCATACCATCAAACATAATCATTGTAGACTCGTTGAACATCACACACCCACAATCACATTGTTGACGTGCCACGTAGTGTTTGGAATATACATCTGGCGTTGGCGAATGTATCGACACCTTGGGCAGCTTATCAAACAACAACCACTTAGAATCTTCAGGGTTCATAACGCCTCATTGTGTAATAAGCCGTCGCCATACCAAAGAAGATACCACTAGAGATACATACCAACGTATTATGTTGGTAATAAAAACCCAACATCGCCAAACCCACACTGACATATATCATAGACCTTTCTAGGTAATTCATTATTTTACCAACTTGGTTTTCAACAACGATATAGCATTCTGCATAGCATCTTTTGGACGTTCTTGTCTATCCGCAACCATCTTTATCATCTCAACATACACCGACACTTGCACACGGTCTGTATACATAGACGTCAACAACATCAAATGGGATGTCATATCCATACACATGTTAACAAAGTGTTTGTGGTCTTCTTCGTTCATGTCTTCACATTTATACATCGGGACACCCCATATCAATCGTTGTTAATACCGTACGCTTCGCCGCACGTGGATTATCTGCATTGCGTATCATCATACATACTTCGGTGGTCAACACACCAATAACCACCACTGGGTCGTAACATTTAAACACCATCTCCAACGCCATCGTACATTCACCACATTGACGTACGTATTCTGTACGGTCTTCAATCATCTTTAGCCCCCAACGCTTTTAAAACACATTGCAATGCCATATAACGATCTTCAGCACAATCCACCAAACCACGCACACCACTAATTAACGTAAACATAACCACACGTGCATCATAACGCTCCAACATACTGGATAACTCCTGACAACAACGTTTAATGTCTTCTTTCATAACTTCCCCCATCGTAAACACACCACCCTAACACACAACGATATGTTTAACAATACCCTGAACAAAAAAATTTCACACACTTCGCGTGCACTAACACGGATACGATCAAAAAAGTTTTCGGGTATCACAACGTTGATACGATTCTTGACTTAATGTATGTGTAAAAGTTTTCGGGAGTGGGAATATCAACATAGACATAACCGGTACTCGTTAAGGAGGTCGGTGTGTGCGTTCGTGGGTAGAGTCCCACGCCTGGGTTCAAACGTTTGTTACTATGATCGAACGCTTGACTACAATCAGACGTGCAACACTGTAGGTATAACGTGAGAGTGGTGTGTGAGCATGACTAACACACTGACACTGTAGTGTGGAGTATGTATGTTGTATGTATTGTGTGGTATGTTGTGATGTATGTGTGAGCGTGGTATGTACCCACACACATTATTCTGCGGGGTTCTTTGACTTGTTCATGACAAAGTCGAGTGCTGCACGTGTTACAGACTCTGCGATAACGTCGCGATCTTGATCGTATCCACGTCGCTTACCTAGTGTCTTAAGAGCGAACAACATGCTGATGGTATCACCTGAGAGCACTTTGTTCTGGAAGACATCTTCTGTGTCGTCAAGAAAACGCTCTCTACATGTGTTCAGAGTCTCTTGTATGACTGGTTCGCTCTTTCTTCTCAAATCCAAAGTCTGTCGGCACACACCTAGCTTGTCGGCCGCTCTCGACAGATTGCCTCTACACTTACGTATAGCGTCGATAATGTCTTCTGTTGGCACTTTCGTTCTAACGCTGGGATTGTTTGACTTGATGCCTGTTCGTTTGTTGCCTTTTGGGAAGCTCATGTGTGTATCTATGTTGCAACGTAGTTATGTTGGCCCGCCTGACATCGGCGTGGCGGCGTGGTTCTAGACCCCGCGTCTATGATTATACAATCATCATAACATTTTCTTGAATTATACTGCAAATACACACACATAATGCTATGTTTACTAACGAGTATGTGTTAAATATATTGAACATATATGCGTTCATATGATATAGTGTTGGTTCACATGTGGAAATGGCTATTAACGTTGTATGTTAACACTGCAATTGCTAACGCTGAGTACAGTGTGAGACACAATAAACACTAAATGGGGGCTATATATGCGAAGTGCTGAGACATTAAAAGAGATTCAAAAGAGCTTGTTTACAATCTATCACGTAGACGCTTTTGACGAATGGGTGAATGATCCTGCGTTGGATGTGGATTTCTGGGATTTCTATAAAGAATACTGTAAACGTGACGACTATTAACATAAACAATGCCCCTTCGGGGGCTACACACACTAAACAAAGAGATAAACATGGCACATAACTTTAAGAAAGACGACGTATATATGTTGCATATCAGACAGAATATATTCACACCTAACCAATACAAAGCTTTTGGTCAATGGTTGGACACTGAACACGCATACCCGTTCTGGGATTGGTACAAACAATACTGCGAACGTGAATGCATAGAAAACGATCAAATGTCATATCAAAGCGATTGTTATGTGACTAGTGATACCGTCATAAATGCCAATCCTTACTACTATGCGCCTGTGCCTAAAGACTGGGTCGCTAAAGTAAACGACGACTATGAACGTTGCAGGGCGGACGGTTGTGATGTGTTGAAAGCTTGTTACATAACCGCAGAATATAATGGGGCTACGTTCAACATACAACTCGGCATACCAACGTTTACGTATGTTGGTGGTCAGATATACACACTGTGATTGATTACCGTCATGGCACATAACTATGTTGTGTGTCATGGCTTGCAATCAAGCGAGACACAACTAAACCCAGGACATATATGTTTACATTAAAGAAGTCTTTTGAAATGGCATACAAGAAGTTGCCTTATTACCATAACGACGCTTGGATAACAAATGGTTGCTTTGCAATCAAGAAGAACGTCGTTAAAGATCACTTCAAACATTGCTTACATGTGCCGGGCGAACAACATCCAGACATATCGCGTGTGGTTGTTGGATGTGAAGATAACAGTGTTGTTATCACTAAAACCGATGTGCTTTATGACTATAAGTTCTGCCTGGCGCGTGTATTTCATGACGACGAAGGCAACGAATACTTAGTCAACGAGGAATATGTTAAACACTTCAAGATAACAACACTGTTGGCGGGCGATCAATACACCCCTTTGTGCAACGAAGCAAAAACCTTTGTTGTTATGCCATTACGTGCTCGAGATAAAGTACAGAAAATCGCTTAAGTATGAACTTAGCAGTCAACATTGTTAACTGCTAAGACTTGCACTTAAGCAAGACACAACACTAAACCAGGATTATATATGAGAACCGGACCACACATTTACGTTGCATGTTTGGAAGCGTATAACAATGGCATGTTGCATGGCGAATGGATAGATGCCGCCCAAGACGTTGGCGGTATACGCGCTGACGTTCAGCGTATGTTAGCCGATAGTCCAATATCTAACGAGCTACACACTTGTGAAGAGTGGGCGATTCATGACTACGAAAACTTTGAAGGTTTAAGAGTAGACGAATGGTCGCCGTTAGAGTATATTAGCGAGGTAGCGTTAGCAATGAACGAGATGCCCGAACCAGGTTTGTTATGTGGCATACTGGATCACTTAGGTTCTGGCACGAGTGTGCAAGATGCTAAAGACTACATAGAAGATAACTATCAAGGCACTTGGAAAACGTTAGAAGAGTATGCAGAGAACTACTTTAACGATACACATGGAAAAATTGACGATTGGTTATATAACTATATCGATTTTGAACGCATGGGACGTGATTTTGAATATGGGGGTGACATATTTACTATTAGCGTCGATGCTGGATTAGCAGTATTTTCAAACACATAAGGATAACATGACTATACAACATGAATTTAGAGATAAAACAAACGCTTTGATCGAGCAATACGCTAACGAACTGACATGTAAACAACTAGGCTACGAGCTGATATATAATGCGACGATGGTCATGCTATCGTTGGCACCCAGTGAGTTGGTTGCTGTAGAGGCTGTGTTAGAAGTTGTTACTCAAGCAGTAAGAGAATACAGAAAACAAACAGAGGTCAACAATGACGATTAACGTATTGATTAAACAAATGGGCAATCGCCCATTGTATTACCCGAACGATCCATTAGCTACTTGCATATTGCAGGTAGCTAGAAAGAAAGCTTTTAGCAAGAAAGACATTGATCTTTTACGTTCGGGTGGCTGCACTGTAGAAGTAACAGCGATGCCCTTCCCAAGTGAGGTCATGTAATGGCTGACTACATGGTGACGCATTATCAAGGTCGACATAGAGAAGTAGTAATACATGCGCATAACGAAGCGCACGCGTTAGAACTGGCTAACTTGTACTATGAAGATCAAAAAGAAAACGAAAGCATACGTGCTACGAGCGAGTATCATACAACAAACACTGGGTGGCACTTGCTGAGTGTTGAAAAGTTACATATAAGGGATGGCGAGAATGGATGAAAACATATGGCGAGTAATCCAGTTAGGCATGTGGATGCTGAGTATGCAAACATGTATGTTAATGTTTTTTATGTATGTAATATCTAAACGATAGGTTGGAAATGGATCAAAGCAGTTTAATAGCAGTGGCTACAGTACTAGGTATGTTTATCGCTAATGCAGCGTTAATAATACCATTGTTTTTGTGGAATCGTGGCGAAGCACGGACAGATATACGTCACTTAGACACGAAGCTAGAAAGCAATCGCGAGTTAGTGCGCGCTATCCACGAAGAAGTTAAAGACTTCCATAGACAGTTAGTAGAAGTGAAAA